CTCTAGCACCAATTAAAATTGGACCAGAAATCGGAAGAATCTCTGTGACAAAGTCTTGTTGATAGACAGGAACACTTGGATCAGGATAAAAAGTCCTGGTTAAAGAAAATTCCTCAGCAGAAACGGGCTTATGAAAAAGGTAAGCACCGTCTACAGCCTGGATGATTCCAGAGTCTTGTTCGGTATTTAACAAATCAATACTATTGAAATCAATCCAGTTCGATCGAGTAGGCAACTGACGCATAACAACCTGTCCTTGCCGATACAATGGCGATGAAGTATTTGTGTACATCAACGAAGAACCATTGACACGGTAGGAATTAACGGCATTAACCACATTTTCAAAAGTTGGTGAAGTGAATTGACCCCACGCCATTCCAACAGGAGATGTGATCGTGCCGCCACCGTTTCCATAAATATCAACTTTGACATTTTGGTTACCAGTCGCCGCCGCACTCGTAGATGTAAACGACAGCGAATAATAATCGGTGGAGGTGGTGTTAAAAGTGACAGACGGAGCAAGATCAGTAGCACCAGCGGTCTGATAAGAGAACCAAGTGGAGCCATCGAACTTGTTGAGTGTCACCTCGAGAGTTGAACCTGGGGGGAGCGCTAGAAAAGTAACTACTAACGCAAACCCCGTCGATAAGAGAAAACCTCTGTTTTGATCGGCAATCCCATTTCTAACAAAATATAACAGAGGACCATACAAATTTGAAGCATCTAAAAATGGTGCTGATCCTCCGGCTGTGATCCTTATAAAAGGAGCCATCCTCGGATATATTTGTGCATCAGTAACAAGAGATACACTAGAAATAGACTGATAATGAACGTACTGAGTTGGAGTCAAACCGACAGAAGTCACAAAAGCTCGCAAGATATCATTAAACTTGAAAGCTAAAATGTCTGTCTGCGGTAAATCCCCGACATCAGACGTGGGAAAAGAAACGGCTTGAATGTACTGTGGTTTTGACACCGCAGTCTTCACAGAACCGAATTGTGAACCCAATCTAACAGTGGGTGCTGACCCAGGTAACGCCAGCGAAGCCAAGACTGCTTCTAACGCAGTACCAAGATTTTGATTCTTAAGTAACTGCCGAAGCATCTTAGCATGCTCATCCCTCGCATCGGGATCATAAACCATAACATTACGCGATCGGGCCATTGCTGGACCGACTGATGGAGAATCTTTTAATCGAAATGAAGCCATAATGTAAAATCAATTTTCACCTAGCGGCAAAATAGGATGAGCAAATAAGCGGTTTTTAACGATTTAAAACTACAAACACGCAAAGCCGCAAAACTTATGCATGTAGTTTAAGACACGAGTTGTTGAAGGTCCTATCCTGCCAGTGACCGCATCACCGTCCAAATTCAAAGAACCTGGCAGGCTCTAACCAAACAACAACTGGAAGACTAAAAGTCTATTCACCGACCGACTCCAGGGGAAGAGTCGGTTCGGGATCCTCTTGGATGCGCTTCTTGATAAATTTTCTGCACATCTCAACTCTCGCAGCAGGGTCGAACGATATCAAATTACCAACCGCAATCAACTTCCGCAACGTGTCGGCATCAGCAAGACAAAAATTGTAGCACATACTAGTGTATGCAGCCACAGAATTCGCCCTACTGCCCGTCAACAATTGAACAGCAGATTTATCAAAGTTGATATTTTGGAAAATATAGGTATCGAAATTGGTGAGCTTGATGAGCTTTCTTGAACAAAACTCTTTTGCATTCAAGTCTCCCTCGACCTTCAGAACTTTCCCAGCTTCAGTCCAAAACTTGACTCTCCCTTCAGGATCATCAATACATTTCTTCGTGTTGTCATCGCCCCAGACCATCATGTCTTTCGGAACAACGATAATCGAAGCCGGTGAAACATGTTTCAACCAGGCCATCTCATAAGCGGTCATGAGAACAGAATTAAAATGGGCAGTCATGAACCAACCAGATTTAAGATAACCAATAAACAATTGTCTCAAA